CGGCAACCTGAAAACAATCGAAGATGGCGGACTGACTATCGCCTGCCCCCTCGACTACACGACTAACAGCACGTATCAGCGTTACAGCGATTGGGACGCACTGAACATTGCGGCAAGCGACACTATCACTGCTGCTGAATACCAGTGGAAACAGATTGCCATTAACGTTGTTGCCTCTGGTCGTGAATTGCGTATCAACTCAGGTGCCAGCAAGCTGATTGACCTTGCTTCTGCCCGTATCAAAAACGCAATGCGTACCTTCAACAACAACTTCAGTACTGACCTGTATTCTGACGGAACGCTGTCGAATCAGATCAACGGCCTGCAAGCAATCATTGCAGGAACCAATACAAACACCGTTGGCGGTATCGACGCCAACACCTGGACGTTCTGGAGAAACACCGTTCAGAGCGCGGCTTCTCCCCTGCAAGGCGGTGGAGCGGTAACGGTAAGCGCGACCACGATTGAAGGCTCGATGATGCTTCCTTTGTGGCTTGAGTTGGATCGCGGCCCGGACGATCAGCCTGACCTGATTGTTATGGATAGCATCTATTACCAGTACTACGAGAACAGCCAAGTTTCATTGAAGCGTTACGCCAGCTCGCAGGCTGCTGACGGCGGCTTCGTTACCCTGAAGTACAAGGGCGCGGATGTACTCTTCGACTCGGCTATCAACGCAAGCACAGCTTACTTCATCAACACCGAGTACCTGAAGCTGGTTGCTCACAAAGACGCTGACCTTGAAGTGATGGAAGAAACCCGCCCCGTTAATCAAGATGGCGTGGTCACTCCCTTGCTGTGGATGGGCAACATCATTTGCTCTAACCGCGCTCAACAAGGCGTGATGAAGGCCTAAGGAGAAAAATATGAGTGTAATGACTGGTGTAAATCTAACAGCCGTTCGGACTAGCTCTGACGGCCCCGCCTTCAGTCTCGGCTCCATTTATGAGTCGTATGACGGCAAGCTGTACAAGTATGTGCAGTTCGATAACGGAGCAGGTAACGTAGCTTCGGTAGCGGGTAACTTCGCTTACTACTACGCACCCTCTGGCGCGTCTGCTGGTTCCAGTACCGTTGTCACGATGGACTTGTCTGACTCGGCTGGTGTTGGCGCGGGTGTGTTTCAGGCTGTTATCGCGGATCAAGGCTACGGCTGGATTCAAACCGCTGGCGTAGCTACTCTGACCACGGCCCTGACTGCTGGCGCAGACGGTAACGCCCTTACCCCTGTTGGATCGACTGACGGCACGGTGGACGTTTCTGCTCTGGTTACGGATCACATCTGCGCGATTGCTATTGACGCTTCCGCGAAGATCGTAATGCTGACCTGCCCCCGGTAGTAACCCCTCCCCTTCGGGGGAGGTTTTTCAGTGAGTTCTTACAGAACTTACCGCAAAGCCTAACAGGAGAACAAATGAGTGTAGTTGGAATGGTTGATACGACTGAGCGCCCCCCTTTGGTTCGTTTTGAACGTCGCGGGATAGAAGATCGCAATGCAAGCCTTGAACAAGGCCGGTACATGGAAAAGGATGTTGACGTTGCATTGATTACGCCGCCTGGATCGCGTGACGTAATGGTTCACAACGTTGAAGAATGGTTCAGAAGTCTGCATAGAAGCGTAAGAGAGTCCCGTATGCCTCAAGCGTGGCTGGAGCGATATAAGGAGAGCTACGAACACTGGAAGCGCGGAGAGGAAATCCCCGTAAACGGAACCCCAATTAAAGGATGGGGCGTTATCTCCCCGGCTCAAGCAAAGAACCTCATTAGCCTCAATATCCTCACGGTGGAGGATTTAGCCAAACTCAACGATGAAGGCATCCGGCGTATCGGCATGGGCGGCGTAGACCTAAAACACAAAGCTACCGCATGGCTCAGGCAGCTTGAGGATAAGGGAATGCTCACTCAGGAACACGCGGCGTTGAAGGCTGAGAATCAAGCCCTGAAAAGCCAAGTAGAAGCCCTTGCAAAGCAGATGGAAACATTCATCCATTCCGCGAACAATCAAGCGCAGGCCCCTGTTATCTCTAGTGTAATTGATGAAGATGACGCGCTGCGCAACCAGTATATAGCCAAGTTCGGTAAAGCCCCGCACCACGCCATGAAGCGGGAAACCATTATTAAAGCACTTGCGGAGTAATAGATGACAGTCCTAACGATAGCGCAGCGGTTCTGTCTTAGGACTGGACTCCCTCAACCCTCTACCGTACTCGGCAGTAGTGACGCGCAAGTATTGCAGATAGCGGCCCTGATAGAAGAGGAAGGCAATGACCTTGCCTCTCGTGGCGCGTGGGAAGGATTGACGCTTGAAGCTACACACACAACCACGGCAGCAGAGGATCAAGGCTCTATCACGTCCATAGCCACTAATGGTTACAGGTACATCAAGGACGGAACGTTCTTCAATAGAACAAATGGGCTGAGAGTAGAAGGCCCGTTAGATGCTGAGTCATGGCAGGCGACAAAAGCCTTGTCCAGTACCGGCCCCAAGTACTTCTATCGTTTGCGCGGCGGCAAGCTGTTAGTCACCCCTACCCCATCCGCTGGCGAGTCATGGGCATTCGAGTATATCTCTAAAAACTGGATTCTCGCGGCTGACGGAACGAACTACAAAAACTACTTCACGCTGGACACGGATACTGTCCTGCTCCCTGAAGAGTTGTTTCTGATGGGGCTGCGTTGGCGCTGGCTGAGAGAAAAGGGGCTGGACTATGCAGAGCTATTCCGCACCTATGAAATGCAGGTAAAGGACGCTTTGGGGCGTGACGGCGGCAAGAGAGTATTGAGCATGGACGGCAACAGGCGCGAAGTTGGGCCTAACGTGTTTATCCCCTCCGGGAGTTGGGCGCTATGAGAGTCCCTTTAAGAGGTAAAGGGGCGGCTCCCCGCTCGCAAGTCTCTTCTGTCAAGTCTATACCCGCTCCCGTAGGGGGCTGGAACACAAGGGATGCTCTAGCGGAGATGAAGCCGATAGACGCGGTAGCCCTGGATAACTGGTTCCCGCAGACTTCTTACTGTGAGATACGCGGCGGTTACGCAAGCCATGCAACCGGAATGACGGGGAACGGCAAGACTCTAGCGGTCTATAACGCGCTCTCAGGCACTAACAAGATGTTCTGCGCTACTGCGGCAGGAGTGTATGACGTATCAAGTTCAGGCGCTGTAGGGGCTTCTGTGGCCACTCCTACGAACGGAAAGTATCAATGGTCTATGTTCGGTGACGGAACAAGTAACTGGCTCATCATGGTCAACGGGGTAGACAAGCCCCTGTATTACGATGGCGCGACATGGACGGCTGTTGATGGGGTTAGTACCCCTGCCCTGACCGGATTAACGACTACCAAGATTGTCGGGTTGAATGTCTACAAGGGGCGCTTGTTTTTCATAGAGAAAGACAGTCTTTCATTCTGGTATCTCACGGCAGGCGCAGCAGGCGGAGCGTTGACTGAGATTGACCTTTCTGCTGAGTGCAAGCGCGGCGGGTATCTCGTAGGAATGGCAAGCTGGACGCGGGACGCCGGGGACGGGCAGGACGATGTTGCTGTATTCGTCACGTCAGAGGGTGAGGCTATTGTCTATCAAGGCAACAATCCCGCAAGTGCTACGTCATGGGCAAAGGTTGGGGCGTACTTCGTGGGCAGGCCGCTAGGCAGGCGGTGTATGACTCAGTACGGCGGGGATTTAATTATCCTGACTGAGAACGGGACATTCCCTATGTCCGCTGCAATGCAGTCCGCGTCAATTGATTACAAGATGGCCTTGTCCTTCAAGATAGAGCCGACCTTTACCAGCTCGGCAAGGGACTACGGCTCGACGTTCGGCTGGAAGTCAATCGTATACCCCGCACAAAGTGCGTTGATTGTGAATGTTCCTGTTGCTGAAGATGGGGCGCATGAGCAGTACGCCATGAATACCATCACTAAGGCGTGGTGTAGGTTCACAGCATGGAACGCAGAGGATTTCGCGCTATTCAACGGGGAGTTGTACTACGCGTCTGGAACTGCTGTGT